ATCAGCATGTCGCAGTCGATCAAGCAGCACACCACCGGCACCCGCACGGGTTCGCACACTGTTACGACCACCGTGTCGGCACAAGGTGCTACGACCATCGCCATCACCGGCACTGGCACGCAAACGATTAAGCAAGGTGACGTGTTCACCGTTGCCGGCGTTTACGCTGTCAACCCGCAGACCCGTGAGTCGACTGGCAGCTTGCAACAGTTCGTTGCGACCGCTGACGCAACCGCCTCCGGCGGCGCGTACACGGTCAGCGTGAGCCCTGCGATCTACACCTCGACTCAAGCGCTTGCCACTGTGGATTCGTTCCCGCAAGCCAGCGCTGTGGTGACCTTTTTGGGTAGCGCCAGCACTCAGTACCCGCAAAACCTGATCTATCACAAAGATGCGATCACGTTTGCGACCGCTGACCTGCTGATGCCGCAAGGCGTAGACATGGCCTCGCGCCAGGTGCATAACGGCATCTCGATGCGTATTGTTCGTCAATACGACATCAACAATGACCGTCTGCCCTGCCGTATTGACGTGCTCTACGGCTTCTCGGTCATCCGTCCGCAGATGGGCGTTCGGCTCTGGGGCTAAACAATACCGGGGGCTTCGGCCCCCATCAGTTTTGAAAGGATACAATCATGGCTCTTCCTAATGGTGCTGGTGGTTATCAGCTTGGCGCGGGAAACCGCGCTGAAACCACGATGGGTTATGCGGACGCGCCGCAAACCGCTACTGCGACCGCAACCCTGTCTGCTGCTCAGATCTTGGGCGGTATGCTGGTAGCGAACCCCTCAACCTCGGCTGCGACCTACACGCTGCCGACCGCTGCGCTGATCGACGCGGCGCTGCCGAATGCAACGATCGGCAGCACGTTTGATCTGTTCATCGTGAACACCGGAACGTCGTCCGGTACTGTCACGCTTGCAACGGCAACGGGTCTGACCGACGGCGGGAATGCGTTTGTGGCGGTGGCGATTACCTCCAGCGCCGCGTTCCGGTTCCGCAAAACGGCCGAGGGTGCGTACACGGTCTACAAGATCGCGTAAAGGAGCAAGCACATGGCAGCGAACAACAAACCTGTTGGCGTGGCCTGACGCATCGCGCGGCCTTCGGGCCGCGCATTTTTGAAAGGATCGATCATGCCTAATACCAAGGCTGTCGGTGTCGCGTACAGCGACCCCGAGTTTCAAAGCGTTACCGTTACCGAAGCCATTACCGGCGCAAGCGTGGCGGTGACCGGAGCCATTACCGGCGCAAGCGTGGCGGTGACCGGCAAACTGAGCGGCACGCAACTGGATCTGAACGCGCCTGTGACTAAGACTGCTAGCTTCACGTTAGGTGAAACTGAAAACTTTGTCATTGCCAACGGCTCTGCGGCAAACGTCACCGTGACGCTGCCGTCAGGCACTGATCAGATTGGCCGTGTTCTGTTTGTGAAGAACCTGTCGGGCACTTACACCCTGATCTCGGCGTCGTCGAACGTCAAACCTCGTACGTCTAATACGGCTGCTACCGCCATTTTGGCGGCGTCAGCAGGTGCATGGGCGATCTTGGTTTGCGAAGACGGCACGAATTGGGTTGTGATGGCCGGCAACTAACCTGGCGGGGGCTTCGGCCCCCGACTTTTATGCCCATCATCTATCTGCGTCACCCGCGCCACGGCGAGAAGGTTGCCATCTCGGACTTGGAAGCGGAGTATGATGAACAAAACGGCTGGACGCGCTATACTCCCGGTGAGTCTCAGCCCGAGCCAGTGAACGAACTGCGCCCGCGTCGTCGTCGGGAGGCCAAGGATGCAGAGCTACTTTGACGTTGTAACGGATTCCGGCAACCGCCCCATCGCGGGGGCCGAAGTCTTTGTTTACAACTACAACGGCACACTAGCAACAATTTACAGTAGCGCTGACATCTCAACAACGGTGCTGTCTAGCGCCGGCACGCCGTACATTGTCAGCCAAGAGCTTCTCGGTCCGATTAGCAACCCGATTACCACGGGCGCTGACGGAAAGTACATTTTTTTTGCTGCGAATGGCATCTACACAATTGTCATCACCGCAGCCAACTATGACTCCCGCACGCTGACGATTGAACTTAACGACCCCGCGCCGCCGCCTGTCGTAAACGTGGCGTTTGCGACTAACTCGTCTGCGCCCAACACGTCAACTTATGCGGTGTCTATGACACCATCTACTTTGGTAGCAAACACTGACTTAGTGTTGCAGCCAAAAGGAGATGGCGCATTACTGGCACAAGTTCCTGACAATACGACAGCAGGCGGAAACAAGCGCGGGTCTAACTCTGTAGACTGGCAAACAGAGCGTGGGTCTGCTGATCAAGTAGCAAGCGGCAACATTTCGGTCATCTCTGGCGGACAGGAGAATAAGGCATCTGGCGTTTATTCGTTTGTCGGCGGCGGATTAACGAACACAGCCTCTACTAGCACAGCGGCTGTTGTTGGCGGTAGTGCAAACATTGCCTCTGGCGGCGGGTCTTTTGTCGGTGGCGGCTCCTACAACGAGGCGCAAGCACTAAGTTCGTTTGTTGGCGGCGGGTTCTCTAATTGGTCAAGTGGCACTTATGCTTCAACTGTTGGTGGCTATCTAAATGTAGCATCCGGAACGTATTCGTTTATTGGTGGCGGCGTTTCACATACTGCTGACTCATCGTACTCTGTGATCTCTGGCGGTGGTTACGGAACGACTAGGGGTGTTGTTGGCTACCACGCATTCCCAGCTTGCATCGGTCCGGTAGCCGCTGTCACCGGTGCGTCACAAGGTGGCTTGCTGATTCTTGGGCGAGTGACGACCAACGCAACATCTGCGGTGTTACGCTCAAACACATCTGCCTCTGCTGGCGCGACCAACCAGATCATCCTGCCAAACAATTCTGCGTTTTACTTCCGTGGCTCTGTCATTGCTAATGTCACCGGCGGAGGTGACACGAAGTCATGGACGTTTGACGGTCAGATCAAGCGTGGCGCTAACGCTGCTGCTACAACGCTGACGGGATCGACGGTTGCAAGCCCGTATGCTGACGCTGGAGCGTCTACCTGGGCGGTGGCGCTATCGGCTGACACCACAAACGGTGGGTTGTCGATAACGGTTACAGGTCAGGCTAGCACCACGATTCGCTGGGTCTGCAAGATTGAGACAACGGAAGTGAGCTACTAACATGACTGTCCTAACGCTCAGCGGCAACGAAGCTACGGCTGGGGATCTCATTAACGGCGCGCTTCGCCTGCTTGGTCAATTAGCAGAAGGCGAAACACCTTCGGCTGCAACATCTGCGGATGCGCTTCTCGCTCTCAATGAAATGATTGAGTCGTGGAACACTGAGCGGCTTGCAGTGTTTTCAACGCAAGATCAAGTGTTCAGTTGGCCGGCCTCAACGATCAGCCGCACGCTTGGGCCGACGGGTGATTTTGTTGGCAACCGGCCTATTTTGGTTGATGATTCAACTTACTTCAAAGACCCAACGACCGGCGTCTCGTACGGTCTAAAGCTCATCAATCAACAGCAGTACAACGGTATTGCGCTTAAGACTGTAACCAGCACCTACCCGCAGGTCATGTGGGTCAACATGACGTTCCCCAACATTGACATGTACATCTATCCAGTACCTACGCGGGTGCTGGAGTTCCATTTTGTGTCGGTGCAAGAGCTAACGCAACCGGCTGTGCTTGCAACGCCAATTCTGTTTCCGCCGGGCTACTTCCGTTGCTTCCGTTACAACTTGGCCTGTGAGCTTGCGCCTGAGTTTGGCGTCGAGCCGTCGCGGCAAGTCTCGCGGATTGCAATGACGTCTAAGCGCAATCTGAAGCGCATCAACAATCCTGACGATCTAATGTCAATCCCGTACAGCATCGTCGGGACGCGCCAGCGCTACAACATCTACGCCGGCAACTTCTGATGAAAACTCCGATTCTAGGCGCGTTTTACGTTGCGCGTAGCATCAACGCAGCAAATGACCGCTGCGTAAATTTGTTTCCTGAAGTTGTACCTGAAGGTGGCAAAGAAGCCGCGTTTTTGCAGCGTGCCCCAGGCTTAAAGCTCATCACACCCACTGTTGGCGGTTCGCCGGTCGCTACGCTTGATGATGGCCCGGTGCGCGGCTTGCACGTCTACAAAGACAAGCTCTACGTTGTGACCGCGCAAGCAGCCGCCACGCTGCCGTATCCTCAGACAAAATTGTGGGAGTTGGATAGCAACTATGCCGCAACGCTGCGCGGCACAGTGTCGTCTGACGTCGGCACCGGTCAAGTAACAATGGCCGACAACGGCACGCAGATGTTCATTTCATTTGGCAACACTGCGGGCACGTCATACATCTACAACAACAGCACTACAGCATTTGCGCAGATCACAGATGTTGACTTTCCCGGCGCCTCGTCAGTTGGGTTCATTGATGGATACTTTGTATTCAGCCAGCCTAACAGTCAAAAGCTATGGGTGACGGCGCTGCTTGACGGCACTTCCGTTGACCCGCTAGATTTTTCCAGTGCTGAAGGTGCGCCAGACAACATCTTGGCCGTGCTTGTCAGCAACCGTGAGATATGGGTGTTTGGCACCACGTCGACTGAGGTCTGGTACAACGCTGGCGGGCCTGACTTTCCGTTGGAACGCATCGCTGGCGCTTTTAACGAACTCGGGTGCGCGGCGCGGTTTTCTCCGGCCAAGTTGTCTAATCGAGTATTTTGGTTGGGCCGTAACGCGCAAGGCCAAGGGATTGTCTATCAATCCAACGGCTACATCGGCGTTCGCATTAGCACGCACGCAATCGAGTATGAAATTCTATCGTACAGCACGATTGAAGATGCCATTG